GGTAAGTGTGGGCAAGTTTTTTCTCTGATCGAGTGATAAAAAATGACGCGTCCGTTTCGCGATAAATCGACTTCCGACTTGGCTTTGGCGCTTGGCGTCTCTGACCGCCAGGTTCGCCGTTGGCTGGAAAAGGGCTGTCCTTCGGGCCAAAAGAAACGGACAGCGGGGGGCCGTCCGTTTCGAGTGTTTGATATTCGTGAGGTTAAGTTGTGGCTTGCCGGCGAAGGGATCGCGCCGAAAACCTTGCCGGGCGCGAAAAAAAAAGCGAAGCCGAACGCCAAAACGAAAGACAAGACTCCGGCCAAAAGTTCTGCCAAAAAGAAATCCGCGAAGGGGAAAATCGCGACTGTTGCGCGTAAAACGGCGAAAGTTGCGGACAAAGACGCGGACACAATCGGCGCCACAAACGACGAGAAAGGCGGTCATAATGGCGATAACCAAATTGACATTAAGAATATCGAAGCAGGATATGAGGCAATGCTTGAGCGGTTTCGCGAATCTGAAAAGGCAGCTTACATCAGGTGGGCCGACTGTATCAACAATCCTACCTTCGAGGATGAACGCGATCCTATCGCGGAAGCTGCGGCGTTGGCGAAGGGGTGGACGACCATCTCAGAACAGTTACGCAAATTGGAAAAAGACGCGGAATCCATCCGCCAACACGATGCTGGATGGATAAAAGCCAGCGAGATTCAAGACTCTTTCACCAAGATTGCGACGGAAATCAAGACTGCGTTGCTTGCTGTGCCTCAAGCTGTGGCGCCGGTTTGCGAGGGGCGAACAGCTGCGGAGATTGAAGCAATCGTGAAATCGGAAGTAATAGGCGTGTTGAAGTTGCTTGCGTCCGGAGATAAGCCTAAACGCAAAAAGAAGAGGTCCGCATAATGCCAACAGTAGTTGACGCATTCAGAGCGGCTTTTGAACCACCGGCACAAGTGTCGATTGCCGACTATGCCGAAGAGAATATACGCCTGGAAGCGCGCGTTTCAAACTTCCCTGGTCCTTTGCGTCTTGATCGGACACCTTACTTGCGCGGAGTTCTTGAAGCGTTTGAAGACCCAACCATCAAAACGATATATCTGTGTTTTGGTGCTCAAACCGCCAAAACCACGGCAATGCTTGCGTTCCTGTTCTATGGCATTACCGAAGACGCGGGCTCTGCTTTGTGGGCTATGCCTACGGAAAAGCTCGTGAAGTCCTTCTCAAAACTACGCTTTCAGCCGGTCGTCGATGCCTCGCCTTTGCTAAGGGATCAGAAGCCGGCAGACCTTGACAACTATCAAACCCTTGAAATGCAGTTCAAGAAAATGACGTTGACCTTCATTGGGGCGAACAGTGCCGGCGAGTTGTCGAGTCGTCCTATAAGGCGGTTCTTCGCGGATGAAATCGACAAGTTCCCGGAAAGGTCGCGCAAAGAGGGCTCTATGCTCAGTCTCGGCATAAAGCGGACGACTGCCTTCTGGAATCGAAAGATCGTCCTTTCGAGCACCCCAACCCTTGTCGATGGTCAAATTTGGCAAGGGCTTATGAAGGGTGACTGGCGCGAATATCACGTCCCTTGCCCTGAATGTGGACATTTCCAAAAGCTGATATTTGAGAACATCCGCAAACCAGAGGACATGAAGAATTCCGATGAAATCGCAAAGCATGCCTGGTATGAATGCGAAAAGTGCAAATGCTCAATCACCAACGACAAGAAGCTTGCTATGGAGTTAAAAGGCAAGTGGATACCCAAAAAAGAAGGGATGCCAGAATACGAGTGGACACCACCTCCCCCGGGCGGCTCTACTGTGTCCTTTCACTTGCCGTCATGGTATGCGCCCTGGATCAAGTTCGGGGAAGTCTTGGCACGATTCCGCGATGCCCGAAAAGACCTTGACGAGTTGCAAGTTGTTATTAACAGTGATTTCGCCGAACCTTGGGAAGAGAAGGCCGAAAGTGTAAAGGATGCTAATGTCATGGAACACACGCAGGAATACGCGTCGGGAGAGTTCCCGTCGACCGCAAACATAGCCGCAGTCATACTTACGGCAGACGTTCAAAAGGACTGTCTGTATTACATTGTGCGCGGGTGGGGACCGCCTTCGGAGTCGTCCTGGCTTACGCGTTATGGTTGTGTTGATGACTTCAAGGCACTTGCCGAGATTCTTTATAGCGTCTATTCCGGGTTTCCGATCACGTATGGGCTGATTGACTCCCGGTATCGCACGGACGAGGTATACGACTTTTGCAGACAGTATCCACAGATGATTCCGCTTATGGGCGCGGAGTTGTTGTATCAACCAATGTCCTGGACGGTTATTGACAAGTATCCGGCGACGAAGACACCGATTCCGGGCGGCTTGCAGCGGGTTACTGTAAATAGTGCGCATTACCGCGGCGCCATGTTTCATCGGTTGAAAATTCGCAAGGGCGATCCCGGATATTGGGCGTTGCCCGAAGATACAGACGAATCGTATACCAGGCAGATCACTTCAACGGTCCTGGTCGAACGTAAGGACAGAAATGGGCGATTAAAGAAGGTTTGGAAGCAAATCAGGGCCGACGATCACTATAATGCTTGCGAAGTGTATCAAATGGCAGGCGCTTCAATACTTGGTATCAGAAACTTGTCGGTTGATGACTTATTGAAGATAAAAGCGGCTGAAATCGAAAAAACGAAACCACAACCCAAAAAGGAGAGGCAATCAGGATGGCAACAGAAAAGATTCCAGGTTTAAGCACCAAAAAGGCGAAAAGAAGAGGAAAACAAGGAAAACAGGCAAAAACCTTCTTTTTTGAGGAAACAGACGAGTATAAAGTCAAGAAAGCTATATTTGAAGCTGTCTGCGAAGTATGCGGCGCAAACCGTCCGTCCATTACGGGAAGGACCGGTCGGATCAGATATACGCAGTGTCGCAAGTGTCACAAGACGGCCAAACTTTATATATAGTCTTCAACACCGCTGAAACGCATTATTGACTTTTCATGTTGATACGTTGTATCGTTAGCGCATGACTGAAGCAGAGATTCAAGCAGAATTGGTATTAGTAAGCGCGGCAATCTCGGATTTACTGTCCGGGAAGGCTCAATCTGTATCTATTGCCGGTCGATCCGTTACAAAATCCAGCCTTACCGATCTTAGAGCCCTTAGAACAGAACTTCTCGAACAGCTTGCCTTTGCTCAAAACGGGGGCCGGCCTTCGGTCGCTTCGTTCCGTAAACCGTCTGGCGGTTCGGGTGTATCTCCATTTGGGGTGTATCCATGAATTGGCTTGAGCGCACAATCGAAACTGTATCGCCTGGTTGGTCAAGTCGTCGGGATACCGCACGTCTCCGGTCAAAGGTTACGCGATCTCAAATGGAAGCCTTGTCTACTTACGAAGCGGCGGACAAAAGCCGGCTTACGAACGATTGGCCTTCTCAGAACAAAACAGCAGATCAAGCCATCCTTCCCGACTATCCGACGTTGGTTGCAAGAGGACGCGGCGCGGTCCGTGATAACTGGATTGCGGAAAGCATTGTTTCCGGATATCTCCGGCACGTTGTCGGCTCTGGCATAACAGCCCGCGCAAAAGCGCGCGATCCGATCACCGGCGAACCACTTGTAGAATATAACAAAATCCTTGATAGAAAGTGGTTGCGTTGGGCTACGCGCAAGAACCTTTGCGACGTCGAAGGTAAAAAAACCTTTGTTGAGTTCCAAAACCTTTCCGTTTCGGAAGATGTAACCGTGGGGCAGGCGTTTACGATTATGTGTTACATTCCGCGAGTTGATGAGATTGGGCTTGCGCTTCAGCAGATTGAGCCCGAACAACTCGACCGAACAAAGACATTTAATCAAGATACAGGAAATGAAATTCGCGACGGTATCGAAATCGACGATTTCGGTAAAACCGCCGCAATTTGGGTCAGCAGGCGTGAACAAAAACATACAAGAAGTTTCTTTGATAGTGAGCGCGTCCCTGCTGACCGAATACTTCACCTCATGCGTCAACGCCGTGTGCGTCAGACGTATGGAGTTAGCCGCCTGACTTCCGTTATTAACGAGATGCACCACTTAAAAATGTATGAAGAATACACGGTAATTCGCGCACGGCTCGAGGCTTGCATGGGCGTATCTATCGAAACAGAGATCGGCGGCCCTGCGGGCATTGCAAACGGCCTCTTCGCTGGCGGAACTGGCACGGGCTATACCGAAGACACCAACGAAAACCCGATATTCAATTTCGAGCCTGGCATGGTCAATCAACTTCCGGCAGGCAAGAAAGCGAACTTCCACGCGAATCAAACGCCGGGCAATCAGTTCGAGCCGTTCACCGTTAGACAAACCAAGAACATAGCAGCCGGCGCCGGGTTGGATTACCCAACCGTCAGCCGAGACTATACAGGCGGCTCGTTCACAAGCCAACGTCAAGGACAAATCGAGCTTTGGGATTCAACCGATCCGGAACAGCAACGCCTTATCAATGATTGGTGTCAGCCTATCCGCGAAGAGTTCATACGCATTGCATTTCTTGAAGGTCGCATTTCCGTTCCGGGCGTATTCGCTCTTGAAATACCAGACGAACTTATGCTGACAGATTGGCAGCCGAAGCCGAAACTCTGGATTGATCCAAAGAACCAGGCGGACGCCGCGCGCATACAAATTGAACAAGTTCTAAATACCCGCGAACGCATATTGAATCAACAGGGCGAGGACTTCCGCGAAACAGTTCTTGAGTCTTCAGAGGAGAAGAAGTTCGCCGCCGACAATGGCGTAACCTTCCCTGAAAATGCGAACGATCCCGCGCCGGTCGAAACAGAACCGGAACCAGAAGTTGTTAAGCCTTTACAGCCAACGATTGTTAAGAGGACCGGCACATGAACATAATCAGTTTACGCACTGGAGATATGGCAGGAGTCCGCACGGATCGCGTAAATGGCGTCTTGTATAACGCCAGCGTGATCACAGGCGGGCCGGCGTCCGGTCATGGTTTCGTAATTGACGATGTTATGCTCAATCAGGTTCTTGAAATGGGCAATTCACATGCCAACGGTCTAAAGGTTCGCTTCACGCATCCGGAGTTAGCCGGGGGCATGTTAGCGGCACCGATGGTTGATGAAATTGAAGTGTTGCTTGGCCGGGCAAAGAATTTCAGGAAAGACGGAAACCAGATTAAGGCTGATATCTTTTTTGGCAAGTATGCCGCTCGTCCGGATGGTCCGAAGGGCAACATGCGCGATTACCTGTTAGACATTGCGGAAGACGACCCAACCGCAATCGGCCTCAGTATTAAATTTGCAAAAGCTAAATTTGAGAAAAGCGGGGAGAATCTTTTAGGCCGTGTGGCCGTGCTTCACGCTGTTGACTTTGTAGGCGATGCCGGAGCAAATCCCGGCGGGTTACTATCACAAGGAGGCTCAACCATGATCGATCCGAAACTCAGGAAGCATCTTGAAAGCGTTGGGCTTTCAAAAGGTAGTTCCGACCAGGACACGTTGAAGTATCTGATGGAACTGAAGCCGGCACAGTTCAAGAAGGCGCGGGCCGTCTTGCTTGCGGAAGGCGACGTTATCGTCGATCCCGAAGCAGTTGTTGACGTAGAAGCCCCGATTGTCATTCCGGACATTACCCCGGAAGCGCTCGAAACGGAAGAGCAGTTCAAGGCTCGTTTCGTTGCGGATTCCACCATGATGGAAAAATACCCCGACGAGGTAAGCCGTCAAAGCCGCGCAAACGATATATGGGCCGAGAAAGCCGCAGAAGAAGCGGCAGTCGTTCCGGAGCCCGAAATCGTAACCGACCCGGCAGCCGTTGTCGTGCCTGAAGAGGCTCTTTCCGCAAAACAGATACAGGAACAGTTCCTGACTTCTGACAAAAACCGCCGCGCAAACATTGCGATGCTCGGCAAAAAGAATGGAATGGAACAGGCATTTTGTCAGTCGCTTGCGGATTCTGGCGTTACGACAGTGATGTTCCAGGAAATCGTCAAGAAACTGGAGGGAGGCGAACCCGTGTCAAGAACAAAGGTCGGCGATGACCTGAACCTGTCAACCCTGGGCGACGGTATCAGCGATGCAATCTCGCTGCGGTCCGGTTTGTTCAGCCCGCGCAAACTCACTGACGGCGAATTCCTTAATGTTGGCAAACCATGTGAAAGAGCCAATGGCTTTAAGCACATGAGCTTGCTCGAGATTGGTCGGGAATATCTCTGTCAGTTCGGCATTGCCGGTCGAGAAATCCCGAAGACCGAAGTTGTTTCTCTTTGTTTCAACAAAATGATGCTTTCCGGTCGCGCTAAAGGCAACATGGCCTTTCTCGCAATGAGCACTTCCGACTTCCCGTTTATTCTGGCGAACGTTCTCAACAAGTCGCTGCGTCAGTCTTACGAAATCACCCCCATAACCTGGAATATGTGGGCGAAAGAAACCACGGCTGCTGACTTCAAGCAGGTTTCTAAGGTTCTGCTTTCAGCCGCGCCAGACCTTGCACAGATCAACGAAGGCGGCGAATATACTTACGGCAAGCTCACGGAAAACCGCGAAGTCTATTCCCTCGCGAAATACGGCAAAGGGCTGAAGTTCACGCGTGAAATGATGATCAACGATGACTTGAGCGCGTTCTCGACCATCATGCAGAAAATGGGCGCAAAGGCTAAATACTTGGAAGACCAGGTTGCCTACGCGATCCTCACCAACAACGCGAACCTGTCTGACGGCAATGCGATCTTTGACGGGGCGAACCACAACAACGATTTTGTTGGCAACATTTCCGTTGCAACCCTCGCGCCGATTATGGCCGCGATGGGAACGCAGACGGACATTGACGGCTCGACGCTTATCGGCAACGATCCGCGACACATGATCGTTCCGAAGGGCCGCGAAGTTTATGGGCGTCAGTTCTTGACCTCCGTAAACGATCCGGACACCGACTTGAACCCGTTGACTCCGAATCCGTTCGCGGGTTTCTTTAACCTGATCGCCAGCCCGCACCTCGACCAGACCAGTTCGCAGGTATGGTATCTCGCCGCAGACCCGAACCAGGTTGATACAGTTGACGTATGCTTCTTGGAAGGCGAACGCGAACCAGTTCTCGAGGAAGAAACCGACTTTGACACGGACGCGAAAAAGTTCAAAGTCCGCCATCAGATCGTAGCCAAAGCCATTGATTATCGCGGTCTTGTCCGCGTTTCAGGCGATGACACCACGACCACCACTTAAGGCATTTAGCCTTGAATCGTTGTTGTGTTTGAAAATTTAAAAACCTTTTTGGGGAGCAAGTAACATGATTAATTATGACCAGCCTGGGTTGATTCTAACCACCGATAACATATCGGGCGCCGCCGTTGCCTCAGGTGGTGTTATTGTAGCGGGCGGAAGTGTCCGCGTTGCGATATCCGATATCGCAGACGGAGCAAGCGGCGAGTGTTATATTCGCGGCGCTTGCACCATTGCCGCCAACAACGCAGAAGCGTGGGTTGACGGATGGCCGTTGTATTGGGATATTGGCAATGCGCAGCTTACCGGCGTTGCCGGTGCTAACGTCCTGGCAGGGTTTGCCAACAGGCCGAAGCCCGCAGCAGATGCAACAGCAT